GTTAAGACACTGTTCGTTCTTGAGGCGTATCACTCTTAATCCATCATTCCCTTGTAGCTCAGCGGTAGAGTCGTCGGCTGTTAACCGATTTGTCGCAAGTTCGAATCTTGCCGGGGGAGTTGGAAGGACTGGAAATATTCAGTTCTTCCTCTAAATCCTAAAGTCTAAAATTTAGGTCGGGGACTTGATCACCCCCGTTCGTAGGTGCCAAAACCGCTCCTCAGTCCTAGTATTCTGTGTCTGAGTGAATGTCAAGAGTGGGGACATAGGTAAAGTCCTCAACGCCTACCACAACCTCTGGTAGTCTATTGGTAAGGACAGGTGGACAACACACATGGAAACTGGGTTCGATTCCTAGACAGAGGAACAAGTCGATGTGGCGGAATTGGTAGACGCGCTGGGTTTAGGTTCCAGTGTCTTTAGACGTGGGGGTTCAAGTCCCTTCATCGATACTTGACAATTGAAACTATATAGTTTATAATTGTCTCATGCGGAATTAGTTCAGTGGTAGAACGCCATCCTTCCAAGTTGGATGTCACCGGTTCGAATCCGGTATTCCGCTCTTGGGCGATTAACTCAGCGGTAGAGTGGCCTCCTTACAAGTGGTAAGTCACTGGTTCGATTCCAGTATCGCCCATTATTAAGATACAAAGAATGGATATTAATGTTTATGATAAACTTGGTGATGTAGTTAAATCTATCAATCTTGAAGACTCTATTGAATATGTTGATGGTAGAGTATACAAAGGAGACAAATTTTACTACAAAGGTATAGGAATTCCATATCAGTTTCATCATATTCATCCGGATGATATGTCGGATGAATATGATTTTATTGATGTATGTGATGTTTTCTACATTGGTAATTTAGTTTCGAAAAAAGTCTTCGCAGGAAAGACTGGAATATTTCAAGAAAAATATCAAACTCATTTTACCGATTGGATTGGTGCTTGTGGTATAAAGGAACTCAACATATTTGAAAATTTATATGATGAGAGTGGATTTGAATTCAGTGCAATTGAAGTTTTTGAATATCAAATTATTGATGAACAAAATCAACAATATTATTTGAAGGTTGATTATCCAGAAGGTAGAAATAATTACTTAACGAGTCCTGATCCAAAAAAACTTAGGCTTCTTTTGGACTATATGATTCAAAATGATTGGAACTTTCCTTGGGATAAAAATTGTCTTACAGATATTAACTCAGAATCTAAAATAACTGACGTAGCTGATATCTTTAAGTCCTCAGATATTTCTCATAAGATTGGAACAGTTTATGCTTTGTTGCATAGTCTTTATCAAAATGATCAAAATGCATACTTTGAATTTTGTGAATCAAATTCTTTAATGCACTATAATAGAATGAGTTTTATTCTTAATACTCTTTCTATTCTTCAATATAATAATGTAGATGTTAGTCATTTATATTCAACAACTCCGGTTGAAACTTATAAAAATATAATTTATAATTACTTGATTACTGGAAAAAATTGTGGTTTCTGTGGGGTTGGTAGTTGTAAAGGAAGAAAGGATTCTAATCAATCTTATGGTGAGGAAATTCGAAACGAATATATTAAAATGGCTAAAGTTCAATTGAACTTATAAATACTTGAAAAAAGTATCTGTATAATGGAAACACTTTTTAAACTACTGAGTGATGCTCAGGCTAGTCTTTTTGTTCTCTTTCAAAAGACATGGGTATACCACTGGAATGTAGTTGGTGACGATTTTTATCAGTTCCATAAGTTATTTGGAAAACATTATGAAGCAATGTTTGATCAGATAGATCGTCTCACCGAACACATGAGGTATCTAAATATCAAACCAGTGCCAACTCTATCAAGAATTACTGAAGTATCTCATATTTCAGAAGCAGATAGTTCTCTAGATAGTATGGGAATGATTCGTGATCTTATTTCCAGTCACCAAAAAATTGTAGAACTTCTAAGACAAGTTGCAGAAGAATCTGAAACACAAAAATCAAGAGGAACTACAAATCTAGTTGATGATCTGAATGAAGAACATGGTAAGTTTATCTGGATGTTGAGATCATTTACCGATAAACCAAGTAAGAAAGTTCAAGAAGAATTAGAAACTACGGAAGAAACTACGGAAGAAACTGAAGAAGAAATTACAACTGAAGAATAATTTAAGGTATTGATCAATGTTAAAAGTAAGATGTAAGGTGTGTAACACCGAGTTGGAGTCGCATCCAACAAAATCAGTATGTTGTGGATGTGATAATATGACACTGGTAAAGGGAGACACCATCACTGCTGTTGACCTAAATCAGGTAGTTATGTTAAACTCACTAAAGGAAAATAAAAAGGATAGCCTGTTCAGTCCATCTGAACTTGCTTTCCAAGAGTCCAGACGAGCTCGTAAGGTTCGTAAACTGGATTTTGAAATCCGATAGGAGAATTGGCCGAGTGGTTTAAGGCGGGAACCTGCTAAGTTCTTGAGGAGTTTACGCTTCTCCGTTGGTTCGAATCCAACATTCTCCGTATGGAAAGGTGGCCGAGTGGTTTAAGGCAACTGTCTTGAAAACAGTCGATGTGAAAGCATCCGGAGGTTCGAATCCTCTCCTTTCCGTTTAGAAAAGTTACAAATTTAATTATTGCTTAATCAGTGTGTCGCAATGAACACATAAAGTTGCCCTTTGGGCTTCCATGATTATTATATACTTATGTACAAGTTAATACCTTATGGATCAACATACCTACGAAAATTGGGTGAAGATCAAAGAGACCTTTGAGGTCTCAGGTAACATGGATAATATGTTCTACAAAAGAGCATGTGAAATCGTAAAAACCAAAAAAGATCCTCTAGCTAAGTTTCTTGGAGATGAAAAGTGATGGAACCTCAGGACGAATTAATAAGTCGTAGTGAAGTCCAGGAGATGATTGATGCCGCAATTCGTAGACACAACCGTAATGCTTCAATTATTAGTATGTGTGTTGGTTGGGTGGTTCTTTCTTTATTTGCTGAGGGACTTCTAAGACTTATTGGAGTTATTCCACCAGTGTTACCATGGCTAAACATTACCCTGAAATAATAGGTATAGTTTTTCTATTAGTATTTGCTACTACAATGTTCTATCAAGGGACATGTATTATAAGAGGACAACGTGGTTATTCTCTTCGTGATTATTTGAAACAAGATAGTACAAACATGCGTAAAAGAATTGAAGAACTACTCAAAGACAAATGATATTTCTTACAGAGGAAGATCTAAAAGAACTACAAGAAAGAGTTCTGCAACAAAAAATGTCTGAGTTGTTTGAAGAACCTTGCACATATGAGGACGATGATAACTATGGAATTCCAAGAACTTATTGAGTTCGTCACAAAACAACTTTTAATTTTCGTTGTGTTTATGTGTGGTCTTACCATAGGTTATATGTACGGACATAAAGATGGAGGTGGTTAAATATGAATAGTTTAACTTTGTTGGCTAGTATTTGTGTATTTGGATCAATTGGATTATTTATTTTTTGGGGACTGGGACACGCTTATCCATAAATTGGGAGAGGACAAATGAAGATTTTTTTAGATACTGCTGATGTTTCTTTTATTAAATCAGCATATGAAACGGGTTTATTGGATGGAGTCACTACAAATCCATCACTTATTTTAAAAAGCGGAAGACAACTTTTGGAGGTTATTCAAGAGATTGCATCAGATTTTCCAGATTTACAAAGCATTTCTGCAGAGGTTGTTGCCGATACAGCAGAAGAAATGCTTTCGCAGGCACAACATTATTTTACAATCGCACCTGCTGTTACAATTAAAGTTCCTTGCACAGTAGAAGGACTTAAAGTTTGTAAGACACTTTCCGATAAAGGAATTAAAGTTAATGTAACTCTTGTGTTCTCAGTCGCTCAGGCAATTCTTGCATCAAAGGCAGGAGCAACATTTATCTCACCTTTCGTTGGTCGTTGGATGGATAATTCAATTGATGGAATTGAACTTATCAAGAACATTCGTAAGGCATTTGATTACTCGGGAACATCCACTCAGATTCTTGCAGCATCTCTTCGTGATGTAAGACAGGTAGAACAATCTGCTCTTTCTGGTGCTGATGTAGTTACAATTCCTCCCATTGTATTCTGGGCAATGTATAAGAACATTATGACTGATAAGGGTCTGGAACTCTTTCAGAAGGATTGGGAAGAAGTGTTGAATTCTGTTAATAAGAAGTGAAAAATATTGTAATCTTTGGTGCAACGGGAGACTTGTGCCGTAGGAAACTTATACCAGCACTTTATACTCTTCATAAGAAAAATCTTTTACCAAAAGGATTAAAAATTATTGGAGCTTCCAGAACTAATCATTCTAAAGAAAGTTGGGTGGAAGTATTGGGAAGTTATTCCCAAGAGTTTATTAAGAGACTTGAATATGTTCCTTGTGATTTAAGTGATTCAGAATCCCTTAAATTATTGGAATCCTATGAAGACACAACTTATTTTCTTTCTGTTCCACCAGAAAGATATGCTGATGCTATTACAAACCTAAAAGAAGCAGGTAAGTTAGATGACGCAGAAAAATCAAGAGTCATTATTGAGAAACCTTTTGGCACCGATCTTCAATCTGCTAATTATCTACAATCTGTGGTGGCTGGATATTTACGGGAAAAACAAGTATATCGCATTGACCATTATCTCGGTAAAGATACTGTTAATAATATCCTTGCCACCCGCTTTAGCAATATATTATTGGAACCACTTTGGAACAGGAACTTTATAGAAGAAGTCCAAATCTTTGCAACTGAAACAATTGGTTGCGAAGGTCGTGCCCAGTATTATGATACTGCTGGTGCCGTAAGAGATATGCTTCAAAACCATATGCTTCAGGTGCTTGCACTAATTGCAATGGAACCTCCTTGTAAAAATGATGCTAAAGAAATTCGCAGAGAAAAGGTTAAGGTTCTTGCCGCAACTAGACTTGGTGATAATGTAGTTCTCGGTCAATATGATGGATATAAAGGTGAAGATGGAGTAAATCCAGATTCACAGACTCCAACTTTTGTTGCGGGTGATCTTTATATTGATAACTGGAGATGGAAAGGGGTTCCATTTCACTTTATGACAGGTAAAAAGATGCCTGTGAATTGTGTTGAGGTTGTAATTAAATTTAAGTCTCCACCACAACAATTATTTGATGGACACGAATGCAACGATAGAATTGTAATGAGATTGCAACCAGATCCACATTTGGATATGCGTATTGACATCAAATCTCCTGGACTAAATGATAATGTAGAATCAGCAATTCTTCAGTATCATTATCCAGTAGAAAAAGCAATTGATGGTTATGTAAAACTTTTTTATGATGCAATAAATGAGGATCAATCCCACTTTGTCCATGCTGATGAAGTGTTAGAGTCTTGGAGAATTGTTGATGATCTTTTATGTACTGGAGATCAATGTCGCATTATGACAATGCCATATCTTTATAATGAAGGTGTTTGGGGGCCTTCATCTAAAACAGAACTTGTTACAAAGTGGGACTATCCACTTAAATTAAAATAGGAGTAAAAAATGAAAGTAGGATTAATTGGACTGGGTAGAATGGGCGAAGGTATGTCTCGCCGTATGATGAAGGCAGGAATAGAAGTTTGGGGTTATCGCAGAAACTATGAAAAAGCACAAGAAGCATTTGAAAACGGATATGTTAACGGTGTTACAACTTCTATACAAAGCCTTGTTCAAGTAGTAAAAAATGGTGGCACTCAACCAGGTATTTTTCAGATGGTTGTACCTGCTGAAACTGTAGAGGAGACGATTAATGAACTACTACGATATTGTGGTGAAGGAGATATTATTATTGATCATGGCAATAGCAATTTTAAGGACAGTCGGAAGAGAGCAGAACGCCTGGCAAAGGTTGGCATCCAATATATTGATTGTGGCACTAGCGGCGGTGTTTATGGTCTGGATCGTGGATACTGTCTTATGGTTGGTGGCGGAGATACTGCGGTCTCCACTTGTTCAAGCATTTTTAATGCCCTCTCCCCAGGAATTGACGCTGCCCCCAGGACTCAATTTGACTCGGACATAACTTCTGCTGAATATGGATGGTTGCATTGTGGTGGTCCAGGTGCAGGACATTTTGTAAAGATGGTGCATAATGGCATTGAATATGGTATAATGCAAGCATACGCAGAGGGATTTAACATCATCAAAAACTCTAATGCAGGTGCTCAGTATGTTAGAGAAGGTGACGCAGAGGTTGCCCCGATGGCAGACCCAGAATCCTATTGCTATGACATTGACGTTGCTGAGGTTGCTGAGTTATGGCGTCGTGGTAGTGTGGTTGGGTCTTGGTTACTTGATCTTACTGCTGATGTGTTACGCAGGGATGGTAGCCTTAAACAATTCTCTGGAGGGGTTTCCGACAGCGGTGAGGGTCGTTGGACTGTTTCTGCCGCTGTGGACCTTGGTGTACCCGCTCCTGTCATTACTACTGCCCTTTATGAAAGATTTAATAGTCGCAATCTGGGTACTTTCGCATCCAAGGTTCTAAACGGAATGCGTTACATGTTTGGTGGACATCACGTAAGATAGGAGTTTTCAATGAAACGATTCAAAGATTTTTCGGATTATGAGTTGCAACTTTTAGCAGATGCTATTTGGATGAGACAAAGACGTTTTATTGCTGGCGATCGTAGGTTTATGGAGTATGGAGTAATACTGGATGAGATTCGTGAAAGAATAAATTATGTACCAGGAATATTTTCATAATGTTATTAGGTAAAATACTGATGTTCATTTCAGTTCCTTTCGTACTAATAACTCTTTATTTCGGAACAAGGGGAGGTTATTACGATTCTAGTGATTACGATGGAAATGGAACAGCACACTAATCTGGTATTTAAGTTTGTAGAATTTGTACTAAATAGTCCCATATCAATCTTTATTATTGGTATGGGCTTGACAGTCGTTCCTACATTAGGTATAATGTATGTACATTCAACAAATGATGAAAATAAAAACGGGCATTAGCGCAGTTTGGTAGCGCGCCTGCTTTGGGAGCAGGATGTCGGGGGTTCAAATCCCTCATGCCCGACTTAATAAATACACAAAAAAATGCAATTTTATACGGTGGAACAATTTCAAGAACGTTGGGAAGAAATGATTGGAAGAGTTGAAAGTGGTGAACATATAGGAATAACTAACGGAAAGAATAGATGTGTAATGATTCCTGCGGATGAGGAACTCATACGCATATATACGGAAGAAAATAACGAAGCACCTTAATATTCTTGCGAGTGAGACTTGGTAGTCAGAGGAGTCTTATAAACTCTTTCCGCCAGATTAGCGGCTTTGACCTGGTTCGAATCCAGGCACTCGTACTTTGCTGGTTTAGCAATCTGGCGAATGCAATCGACTCATAATCGATGGGAGGCGAGTTCGATCCTCGCAACCAGCACTGGACACTTTTTCAAGTGTCTCCCTTGACTTTTCTAAGTCTAGACCCTATAATAACAAGGTAAACAAATTCAAACAAATGTCACTCACTGATAAATTCAAAAAAGATCTTCAAACTCTGAAGTCTGCTGCTAACGGAGAGTCCTATCTTGATGTGAAGAATCCAAAACTCTTCAAGAAAGTCCGTAAGTTTTATGAATCTAATGGTGTAATTTTCTCCGGAGATCCTTTGGATGATTATGATATTCTTATGGAATATATCTATAGTGATCTTGAAGCCGAAGGAGTTCTTGCGTGACAGTTGAGATACTTCCTAAAATTCTTCTTGAACGAGAGGGATATAGGTTTGTTCAAAAGGGTATCATCGAACTCAATGGTATGCCTGATTATAGAATGCAAAAGAAAGATCATTACACTAAACGATGGAATGATATCTATCTTTTTGATAATGTGCTACAATGTTCTACTGCAATGGAGGATATTGAGTATGCGAAATGGTTAGATCCAGATCGAGTTCCTTGTTATGTGAAGGATGATGGTGATGATGATGTATAGTCTCGGTTATGACTTAAAACTAAGCCCTGGTCGGGAGCAACCCCCTTATGTCTAAAACAAGTGTCTTAAGATATCTTGGGAACCTTCTTCTCGTAATTGGTTATCAAACTATGTTATGGGGAGATTTTAAATATGGTTTGGTGGTTAAAGTTATTGGAGGTCTTCTCACAGTACCATTTGCAATCAAACTTAAACTTTGGGATGTGTTATTCTTATGCGCTTTCTTTGGTATTACCGAGATATCAAAGTTAACCCAACTTTTCTTGGTTTCTTAAAACCAAGTGGTGGAGTCAAATTTGACCCCTTATGTCCTCGTCGGATGGACATTAAATATGCCGACTGGTGTGGATGGGGAAACCCCGCCGAGTTTCCAATTTTCTCGTACTCAAAATTGGTGGCGAGCCTGAGTTTCAAAGGTGGGATTTCTCCCACCTTTTTTAATGTAAACTTGTAAAAGACATTAAGATTACATATCTAGGATATACTGAACTTACTTCTGGATTTGGTGTCAAAGCCGTGTGATGTAATCTTGGATCAAAAATAGTTAGTGAATTTTCTGTCCCGTCAAGAACCAAAGATCCATTTCTTGTTCGTACTAAAGTGCCATATTTTTTACTAGGATTTTGCAAATAAAAAATGCAACTAATTATTTGACCTTCGTGATGGGAATGATAATGATTGTCTGTATATGATTGCACATCCTCATCAAAATATAAAGTATTTTTTACATCTTCATCTGTATAAGATCCTACTTTGTTTATCCAACAGGATTCAAATTTTGCATCAAGTTGTAAATATTTTTTAGAATAATCACTTACAGAAGTGAGTACTTTTTTAGTTAAGTTTTTCCAACACTCTTTCTCTAAGAGTTTTTTTGTAAAAAACTTTTCTGCCATGATTGGAGGATGAAGTTCCTCTATTTTTCTGTGAGTTTTTAAATATAATTCTGCTTCTTCTATGAGATTTATTTGATCCTCTTTTGAAAGAGTATTGTATGATTTGTAAAAATATTTCTCATCAAAATAAAATAGTTTGTTCAAAGTATCTTGCAAATTCCCATTCTAATTGGTATAATATATAGTATGAGATTATTATTTTTGATCAAAAAATGAGTCAATACATTAAGAAGGCACTTGTGCTTGGTGCCGGTGGCTTTATTGGAAGTCATATGGTTAAGAGGTTGCGATCCGAAGGATATTGGGTTCGTGGTGTAGACCTCAAAAGACCTGAGTATTCTCCTACTGAAGCAAATGAATTCGTCCAGGGAGATCTTCGTGACGTAGATTTTGTTCGTCGTGTCCTTGAATATAAAGGTGATCGCGGAAACTTTTATCAGTCGGTTCCTTATCGTTATATTCAATCGTTTGATGAGATCTATCAGTTTGCTGCTGATATGGGTGGCGCAGGATTTGTATTTACTGGTGAAAATGATGCAGACATCATGCATAATTCTGTGACAATTAATCTCAATGTTCTGGAAATGCAACATCAGATGAATGAAAGAGTTGGTAAAAATATTACCAAAATTTTCTATTCTGGATCTGCTTGTATGTATCCAGAACATAATCAACTAGATCCCAATAATCCTGATTGCCGTGAAGAATCTGCTTACCCTGCCAACCCAGATTCGGAATATGGTTGGGAAAAACTCTTTTCTGAAAGACTATACTTCGCATATCATAGGAATTACGGTATACCTGTTCGTGTATCTCGGTATCATAATATCTTTGGCCCCGAAGGAACCTGGGAAGGTGGTCGTGAAAAAGCCCCCGCAGCAATCTGTCGCAAAGTCGCATATCTCCCAGAGGAAGGTGGAGCAATCGAGGTGTGGGGAGATGGCTTACAAACTCGTTCCTTCCTGTATATTGACGAATGCATCGAGGCAACCCGTAGAATGATGAACTCGGAGTTCATTGGACCAGTAAATATTGGTTCTGAGGAAATGGTAACAATCAATCAACTAGTTGAGACCGCTGCTAAGGTTTCTGGTAAAGAAGTTAAAAAACAACATAAACTTGATGCACCTCTTGGAGTCCGTGGACGTAACTCCAATAACGATGTGGTTCGTAGAGAACTTGGTTGGGATTACTCGCAAACCCTAGAAGAAGGTATTCGTAAGACATACGCATGGATTTCTGAACAAATTGCTAAGAAGAATAATGAAAATTGAAATTATTAAAGAACATGTAAAAAATCTGGAAGTTGGTCATCTTAGAGATATGTCTCTAAATCAAAATGACTGGTTACCTGCAGGACAAAGTGAGTATAGATTGTATGCTTATCTCTCTACGTTTTTCAATAGGAGTACTATTTTGGACATTGGTACTCGTACTGGTGGGTCCGCTCTTGCACTTTCTTATAATCCAACTAACCAAGTAATCAGTTATGACTTGGTAGAACAAGGTGCGGGTTCTATCGAAAAAGAAAATATTACTTGGAAGATTCAAGATTTCATGGAAGATGAAACTCTTGATTGGGATAATATTTCAATTGTTATGATTGATGTAGATCCACACGATGGTTCTCAAGAACGTGTTATGATGAATTGGCTACGTGATAAGGGTTGGAAAGGTATCATGATTCATGATGATATTGGTCCTGGTTGGCCTGATATTCAACTGATGTGGGATGAGATCCCTGAAGAAAAGTTTGATGTTACTGAGATTGCCCATATGAGTGGCACTGGTATTGTCAACTTTGGAAACGCACACGAAATTAGTATTGTCTGATGAAAATTACAGTACTTGGATCTAGTGGGCAAATCGGTGCCTATTTAACAGACTATTTGCGTAAAAAGGGACACTATGTTTACGAGTTTGATGTCGTAAATAATCCTCACGAGGATATGACTTTAATTCCAAATCTTCTTTTGGAAGAAAGAATTGCAGATTCTGATTTTGTATTCTTCCTTGCATTTGATGTTGGTGGATCTCGTTATCTCAAGAAGTATCAACATACTTTCCAATTCATTGATAACAATGGTCGTTTGATGGTCAATGCATTTGGACTTCTTAAAAAATATAACAAGAGGTTTATTTTTGCATCATCTCAGATGAGTAATATGAGTTATTCTCCATATGGAGTTCTCAAGAATGTTGGTGAACTTTATACCAAGTCATTGAATGGATTGATTGTTAAGTTTTGGAATGTTTATGGAATTGAAAAGGACCACGAAAAATCCCATGTCATTACGGACTTCATCCGTAAAGGTTTTGAAACTGGCGTTATTGACATGCTTACTGATGGCCAAGAAGAAAGAGAGTTTCTATACGCAGAAGACTGTTGCGAAGCACTTGAAACAATCATGGAAAACTACGACGATTTTACTCCTGAAGACAATCTTCACATCACCAGTTTCCACTCTACAAAGGTCATTGATATTGCGAGCATGATTTGTGGCCAATTTAATTTGATTGGTAAGTATGATGTTAAGGTCAAACCATCAATTGAAAAAGATAGTGTTCAACTTGATAAGAGAAACAGACCAGATACCTATTTGATGAAGTGGTGGACTCCTAAAACTACAATTGAACAAGGAATTGCTAGAGTATTTGAGGCAATGAAGAATGAACAAGTTCAAAATTAATCTCTATTGTAACGATTCTCTCCTCCCATCTACTTCAGATAAAAATACTTCTAAGTATACTGAATGGGTTTATGATGGATCTGGTCAAGTAAGTCTTTATGTAAATCAAAGATCACTTGATATTTTTCAAGATGTCTCTACTACACCAAAGTACATTTGGCTTCTTGAATCTAAACAAGTTATTCAAGGAGTTTATGATTGGATTCTTGCAAACTATGATTTTGTTGCTTCCAGAGTAGATGGTATTCTTTCCCCAGATAAAGAACTTTGTGAAAAGTATCCCAAGTTTCAATATGCACTAACTAATGCAACTCCATGGATTGAGGATCGTCAAATTTATGAAAAGACAAAACTTGTGTCTATGATCTCATCAAATAAATCTATGGTGCCTGGACACCGAAAACGACTTGAATTTGTGAATAAGTTTAAAGATCAAGTTCATCTTTATGGTCGTGGATTCCGTGATCTTGAGAGGAAAGAAGATGGCATGAAAGACTACATGTTCTCTATTGCAGTAGAGAATGCCGTCTATGATACATACTTTACAGAGAAACTAACTGATTGTTTCGCAACAGGGACAATCCCCATCTTCTATGGTTGTAGGGGAGTTACTGAGTATTTCAACGAGGATGGTATCATATTCTTGGATGATGACTTTGATGTTTCTACATTGACAGAAGAACTTTATTATTCTAAAATGGATGCGATTAAAGATAACTTTGAACGCGCAAACAATCTGCCAGTGGCAGAAGATTACCTCTACGAAACTTACTGGAAATGAGTACTTATAAAGGCTGGGAAGCAGAAGAACAGATTGCGGTTGATTATCTTGAGACTTGTCGTAGTGCAGTTGAAGATGATGAAGTCTTTGCAAAATTTAAATCACTTCAAGCATATAAAAATATTCTTGAACATGTAACTCCTCGTCAAGGGGCAGAATATCTTCAAATTGCCATGGAAATGGCTGAAGATGGTCTACTTGAAAATCTTGAGAAGTTTAAAGAGAATGATCTTATCGGAACCCCCGATAGGTTCTCTTATCCAGAAACGGGTAAAATTTCTCCAACCACAATCAGATACATTAAAAATATATTTGAGATGGCGACTCTCATTGGGGAATCTCCAATTAGTCGTGTAGTGGAAGTTGGTGGTGGATATGGTGGACTCTGTAAGACCTTAAGTGTGGTCTGTGATTTTGATGAGTATATTTTAGTAGATCTTCCTGAAGCGGTTAAAGTTCAAGAAAAGTATCTTAAGAACTTTCCAGAACTTCATGCAAAGTGTAAGTTTGTAAGTTGCGATGATCTTGAAGAAGTTAAAGATGTAGATCTTTTTATCAGTAACTATGCACTTTCTGAGTGTGATTATGATACTCAAGTCAAGTACTATGATAAATTAGTTGCAGATTCTAAGTTTGCTTACATCATTTACAACCTTGTCAACTTTAACGATTTCTACTATAATAAGTTTACTGAAATGATGAGTGAATCATTTGAATTTACCACTAGTAAGGATTATGAAAACACTGTAATTCTCGCAAAGGCTAAGGAGTCATGAACCGTATTGGAGACTATGGTGATCTGGAAGATCGCATTGTTAAGTGGATTTCAGATTATTGCATTACACACCCTAAAATTAAAAGTCTTGTAGTAGGAATCTCTGGAGGTATTGATTCCTCTGTGGTTTCTACTCTTTGTGCTTTGACTGGTATGCCAACTTATGTTGTTGGAATGCCAATCAATCAACTAGAAAATCAGGAATCTCTTTCTGATGCTCATGGAGAATGGCTTACTAAAAAATTTAACAATGTTGAATTTATTAAAACAGACATGAGTAATGTATATGATTCTTTTTTGCAAACGGTCTCTTCAGACTTAGGAGAACAGTTCGCAATTAATAAACTTGCACAGGCCAATACTCGTTCTCGTCTTCGGATGATAACTCTTTACCAAATTGCCGGAACTGTCAATGGTATTGTTGTGGGTACAGGTAATAAGGTTGAGGACTATGGTGTAGGTTTCTATACCAAGTATGGTGATGGCGGTATTGATATTGCACCTATTGCTGATCTTTATAAGACTGAAGTGTGGATGCTTGGTGAATATCTTGGTGTAGATGAACGAATCATTTCTGCACCTCCCACAGATGGTCTTTGGGATGATGGTCGTACCGATGAAGATCAGATTGGAGCTTCTTACGCAATGCTTGAATGGGTTATGGAAAAGGGTCTTCAAGAAGATCCTTTGTTCTTGAATGAAGAACAGAGTAATGCTATTAATGTATATCAGAAGTTTCACACACAAAACAAACATAAGATGGTAGAAATTCCGACATTCAAACTATGAAAATTGGACTTATTGGCGCAGGAAGACTAGGAATTTGTCTTGCACTTCTTATGGAGAATGCAGGATATGATGTTCTTGTCTCCGATATTCGTGAGGATTATGTGGAAAACCTCAATAAAAAAATCATTTCTAGTACAGAACCATTTGTACAAGAACATCTAAAACAGGCTAAGTATATTGAAGCCACTACTGATAACAAAAAAGTTATTAGAGAATGTGATATTATCTTTACTTTAGTTGCAACTCCATCTTTGGATGATGGTTCTTATGATGTAAGTTCTGTATGGAATGTTGTTCGTGATTTCCAAGAATCACCAGATGTGGAAGGAAAAACTCTTGTGGTTGGATGTACTACAAATCCAGGAGATTGTTCAAGGTTTCAAGAACAACTTAAATCATATGGTGTGAGTGTGATTTACAACCCAGAATTTATTGCACAGGGATCTATTATTAGAGATCTTACTCATGCAGATATGGTTTTGCTTGGTGGAGATAATTCCGAAGTTTTGGAAACTCTTTCTCAAATGTATAAGAAAATTCAAGTCAATAAACCAATCATTTCTGTTATGTCATCCACATCTGCGGAAATAGTTAAGATTGCAATTAATTGTTATATGACAACTAAAATTAGTTTTGCAAATATGATTGGAGAGGTTCTAGTTCTTTCTGGACTTGAAAATGAAATAGAGGATGTTCTTTCGTCAATTGCAAGTGATAGTAGAATCGGAAGTAAATATTTGAGATATGGATTTGGATTTGGTGGACCTTGTTTACCCAGAGATAATAGGGCTTTTGGTAAATATGCAGAGAAACTAGGACTGAAATATAATTTGGGAAAAACAACTGACGATTTTAATAATGAACATGCAAAGTTCTTAAAAAATTACTTTATTAATAAAAATACTAAGAACCTTCCATTCCACTTTGAATATATTTCATACAAGAAAGGAACTGATATCTTAACTGAAAGTCAACAATACAAACTTTGTCTTGACCTTTTGGAATCTGGATATGAAGTTTATGTATCTGATAACCCACATATTATTAAACAAGTGGAAGTCTTGTTAACTAATCAATATGGTGATAAAATACACTTTGGAGAGCCACCAGAAAAAATTAATACGTTTGCAATTAAATTATGATTGGATATAATAGACTAGGAAGTAATGGTCGTCTAGGAAATCAGATGTTCCAGTATGCAGCACTTCGAGGTATTGCTGCAAAAAGAGGATATGAATGGTGTATTCCTCCAGACACTTATGACCATAAAGATAATTATGGGCTCTTTGAAACATTTGAACTAACCAATGTTAAGGAATCCAACATTGGATTTGTTGATGGTCAATATATACAAGAGAATGATCATTGTTTTATTCCAGATTTTTTTGAAGAAGCTCCAGACAATGTGAGTCTTGATGGGTATTTTCAGACTGAAAAATATTTTAGTCACATCGCAGAAGAAATCCGTGAGGACTTCACATTTAGAAAAGATTATCTCACTCCTTGCAAAGAGTATATTGATAGCCTACCTTCTAGTCCTATCTTCCTTCATATTCGTCAGAGTGACAACATTGGGCGTGAACAGTACCATCCCATTCTTCCTATTTCATTCTTTGAAGAATCACTAAGTCATTGGTCCGAAGATACTCCTTGTTTTGTCTTTACTGATGATATCGAGTGGTGTAAGAATCAAGAATTTTTTAAACAGGATCGTTTCCTGTTTAATGATAGTAATAGTAGGTATACATATAGGACTATTGATGGTACAGGACAACTGCAAAATACTCTCTTGCCACAGGTTGATCTGTGTCTCATGAGTCTTTGTTCTGGTGCCATTATTGCAAATTCTTCGTTCTCTTGGTGGGGAGCATGGTTGCAAAATGATCGCGGTAAAGTAATTGCTCCAGACCCTAAGAAATGGTTTGGTACTGCAATGTCTAACCTAGATACTTCGGACATTGTTCCTGAACGTTGGACTATTCAAGAATGGAGTAAGTGATGGCTATTTCTTTTAAAGGTTTGGGTAATGAAGGTCGTCTGGGAAATCAGATGTTCCAGTATGCATTCATTAGGGGGGTTGCTGCCAATCGTGGATTTGATTGGGTAATTCCGCCAGAAGATGCAGATCGTATGGATAATTACGGTCTCTTTGATGCATTTGAACTTAAGAATTGTGATAGAGAGGAGAACACTGGAGAGCCTTTCTATAAGACATTTGAGTATCGTGATATGCACTTTAATGAAGAGATCTTCAATAAGTGCGAAGATAATACTAATTTCTCTGGCAACTTTCAGACAGAAAGGTACTTTGAGAATATTGCAGATGAACTAAGAGAAGACTTTACTTTTAGTAAATCATATTTGGAACCTTGTCAAGAATATATTGACAGTCTTGGCGGAAAAGAAAATTGTATCTTCCTTCACGTTCGTCGTGGAAGTCCAAATTTAACTGGACGTAGAGGTGAGAAGTGGTCCTATCAAATGGTTCAGGAATACCATCCCCTTTGCAAGAAAGAATATTATCTTGAAGCCTTGAAACAGTTCCCAGAAGATAAGACAGTGATTGTGGTATCAGATTTGATTGATTGGTGCAAACGTCAAGATTGGTTGCAAGGTGATAGGTTCCAGTTTTCCGATTCATCTTATGAGACCTTCGGAGACGGTGCTGCCGTACCCTACATCGATCTTTGTCTGATGTCCCTGTGTGGTGGTGCAATCATAGCTAACTCCTCTCTGAGTTGGTGGGGAGCATGGTTGCAGAATAATGCAGGTAAAGTTGTTGTACCCGATCCTTGGTTTGGGCCTGCTTATTCTCACTATAATATGAAAGATATGATCCCCGAGAGGTGGATTAAAATTCAAAATGATCCATCCCCAATCCCTGCAGAAACATGAACGATTTAACATTCTTACTTCCTTGTCGTATTGAATCAGAAGATAGACTCAAAAATGTAATTACTTCGGTTACTTATCTTTTAAAGAATTTTCAAGACTCTAAAGTAATATTGAAAGAAGTGGATACTCATTCCCACTTTAAATTCAGAGCTTTACCTATAATTAATAAATATGCAGACACTCGCAACTTAACGCATATTTTTGAAGAAAATGATGAGAAGTTTTTTCACAAAACTAGAATCTTAAATGATCTATTAGTTGCTTCTGAGACTCCAATCGTTTATAATCATGATGTAGATGTTGTACTACCAAAAAGTAGTTATGAAACTGCTTACAATGCAATCGTATCTGGGAATCTTGATGTAGTATATCCTTTTGGGTGCGGAGTATATCAGTGGGCTGTAAATTATTCTGAGTCAACTTTTAATCAATTTCTTGATTCTAATTTTAACTTCGATGTTTTGAATGACTCTAAATTTAGAGTAGCCTCTTCTATTGGTTGGGGTCAAATGTTGAAGAGAGAAGTTGAAATTAAATCGGGTCTTTGGAATGAAAACTTTATTTCTTGGGGTGCAGAAGATTGTGAATTTTATTTCAGATTAAACTCTTTTGGATTTAAAGTCGGAAGAGTAAATGCAGATATCTATCATTTTGAACATGGTAGAACATTTAATTCACACTACCACAATCCAAAGTTTATGGATAATCATAATCTATGGCAAAACATTAGAACTTGGGATGCACCTAAATTGCAACAGTATTATCAACAACAAGAGTACATTAAAAAGAGAGGAGAACAATTAAATGTTAGCGTTTAATGAACTGGGAAACATCGGCCGTCTAGGAAATCAGATGTTTCAATATGCAGCACTACGAGGTATTGCAACTGCAAAAGGATATGACTGGTGTATCCCCCCATACAATACTCGTAGAATTGATAACTATAGTTTGGCTAATTGCTTTACCTTAGGAAGTGTAAAGTCAACTAATCTTTATATTCTTGATAGAGGTTTTGCTCCAGTTGTAGCCGAAAAACATTTTCATTTTGACGAAGAACTTCTCCAACTTTGTCCTAATGATGTGTCTCTACATGGATTCTTTCAGACGGAGAAATACTTTTCACATATTAAAGACCAAATTCGTGAAGACTTTGCATTTCATAATGATTTATCTGAACCAGTCCAAGGATTTCTTTCAGAGTTAAAGGATCCAATCTTCCTTCATGTTCGTCGTGGAGATCCTAATCTGGTAGATGCTCGTGGATTTAAGTGGTCATATACTGAATGTTCAGATCAACATCCCCCACAACCTCTGGAATATTATGAGAAAGCTCTTGCAATGTTCCCAGAGGATCAGGAAGTTGTAGTTGTTTCAGATTCTCCTGAATGGGTAATTGAACAGGAACTATTCAAACCAGATCGTTTCTATGTTTCTACACCTGAAGAGAAGTATCCAGATGGATCTTATACTCCATACGTGGATCTATGTATCATGGCTAATTGTAAGGGTGGTATCATTGCAAACTCTACACTTTCTTGGTGGGGTGCTTGGTTGCAAAATAGTGCTGGTAAGATCGTAGCTCCTGAGATGTGGTTTGGGCCTTCTTATGCCCATAATGACACTAAGGATCTTTATTGTGAGGGCTGGGAAGTTATCTGATGGAAACTGTTGTAATGGATAAAAACAAATCTGCTTATAAACTCAAGGGTATGGGGCCCATCTATTATATTAATTTAGATGGACAACCAGAAAGACAGGCGTATATGGAATCAATGTTCTCACATTGGGAAGTTGACAACTACGAACGTATTTCTGCTTATGATGGCCGTGAAGATGATTTGAGTGATATTATTCATGGAAGGTATCCAGAAAATATGAGTTCTGGGGAGGTTGGTTGTGTAACTTCACATCTTAAACTCCTTAAACATTTTTTGGAGACATCTGATTCTCCGTACTGCATTGTTATGGAAGATGATGTTGATATTAGTGTTGCGAAGTATTGGAGTTTTACTTGGAACCAATTTGTTGCAAGACTTCCATATGATTATGATGTAGTTCAACTCGCCATTATTTGTCCAGGAACTCTACATGTAAATCTTCATCGTAGGTTTGTAAATGATTTTTCCACAGCTTGTTATATCATTACTCGCCATCATGCTGAAAAGGTTGTAAGATTGCATTGTCGTGGTGATAAGTACAAGCTTGACCATGCAATCAAACCTCGTGCTGTTGCAGATGATTTAATTTACAATTCTGGAAATACTTTTTCAATCCCTCTCTTCTTGTATAGAATTGAATTAGGTTCATCTATTCACCCAGAACATATTGAAATTTTCCATAGAGGATCTCATGATGGTCTTCGTAATCTTTGGGAGACTCGTGGATCGGATTTGGAAATCGCAAAACTTATGGATTATGATCCTTATCTGGGAAGAACCTCCGAGGCTCAACCACCTTCTTAACCTATTCTTAGTTGACAGAATCTGAAGAAACTGTTAAGATAACCTGACTTAACCGTGACTCAACTACTTGCACGGTTATTCATTATGTCCTATAGAACAAAAACAAATTTTTATGAAACTCAAACAACTGATGCTCGCACCTGTTGCTCTGGGAATGGTTGCTCCTGTTGCTGCGAATGCTGCGGACCTTAATATGGCAGCAGTCAACCAATATTCTACTGAACAGGTTACGAGTGTTTCGCAACTTTCTGATGTCCAACCTACCGATTGGGCATATCAAGCACTCAGTAACCTTGTAGATCGTTATGGTTGCGTAGCTGGTTATCCTAACGGCACCTATGGTGGTGGTAAAGCAATGACTCGTTATGAGGCCGCAGCACTTCTGAATGCTTGCCTTGATCGTGTAACCGAAGTGACTGATGAACTCAATCGTCTTCAAAAAGAATTTGCTGCTGAACTTGCAGTAATTCGTGGTCGTGTTGATAAACTGGAAGCACAAGTCGGCACTCTGGAAGCACAACAATTCTCTACCACTACCAAACTGCGTGGTGAAACTAAGTGGGTTCTGGGTGGTCTTTCTTATGGTGGTGATCGTAAAGATGATTACGATGCTCTTCGTGAAGCAGTTTCATTCAACTATGATGTGAAACTGAACCTGGATACTTCTTTCACTGGCAAAGATCTGCTGCGTACTCAACTTCGTGCTGGTAACTTTGATGACAGTGGTTTCGGTGCTGCTCCTACTTCCCTCACTAAACTGGATGCTGGTTTCCAAGAAAATCTTGGTAATGCTGATGGTGGTGATGTAGTGGCAATTAACCGTCTGTACTACAAGTTCCCTGCGGGTAAGGATGTAACCATTACTGCTGGTCCTCGTGTTCGCCAAGATGATATCCTGCCTGTGTGGCCTTCTGTCTACACTGCCGATAAGATCCTGAACATCTTCCAGTTCAACGGTGCTCCTGGTGCCTACAGCAAAGTTCTGGGTGGTGGTTTCGGTGCTTCGGTTAAGAAAGGTGGTTGGACTCTTGGTGGTGCCTATGTTGCTGGTGATGCAGACAAGGGCGATAGTGCTGAGGGTGGCATGTTCAATGGCAACTCTGCTGCTTCTACCACTGCTCAACTTGCCTACACCACTAAGAACTGGAACCTGACTGGTGCTTATACTTATTCTAACAATGGTGTAAGTATTCAAGGCACTCCTACTCTGACTTCTGCACTTCCTAATAGTGCAACTGGTGGGCAGACTAACTCGTTCTCTCTTGCTGGTTACTGGCAACCTTCTACCTCTGGTATTATTCCTTCAATCTCTGCTGGTTGGGGGTATAATAACTCTGGTTATACTGAAGGCGGTGATACCATTTCTCAGTCTTGGTATACTGGTCTGGTTTGGAAGGATGTACTCGCTAAGGGTAATGCTCTTGGTTTTGCAGTTGGACAACCTACCTTTGTTACCAAGCAGAACGATGTAAATGCTCAAGATGGCAACTATGCTTTTGAGGCATACTACAAGATGCAAGTTACAGATAACATCGCTGTAACTCCTGCTGTGTTCTATCTGAGCAATCCTACTGGCAACGATGGTCTTGATACCTTCGGTGCTCTGGTTCAGACGACCTTTAAGTTCTGATCTAATCAGTAAAATTTGATAC